ATCCCGGTTGATGAGCGCCGTGGTGATGAGGGTCGCGGTGTCGCCGAACGGGCCGCAGGTTTCCCAACCGTCGACCTCGACCCAACTCTGTCCGTTGAAGTCGGCGACAGCGAAATCGGCAGACTGTGTGGCCTTCACGCCGCCGATGTAGATTTTCGCCCCTGCGACGGGGAAAAGATCGGACATATTCAACTCCGTCTAAGGGATCGCGCGCCGTCACGGCGGGCTATGGGTTGACAATACACCATCCCGAGGCATAATGCAAGGGGGCTTGCCGCACGCTCGGAAAACGGCCATAATGCGGGCATGAAACGGTTTATTATCCTCTTGTGTCTGCTGAGCGCGCCGGCGTGGGCCGACGACCGCAGCACATGCCTCATGGCTGCGGCGGCGCACCTTCCGGCGGTGCCAGGGCTTCAGATCGTCTCGTCGCAGGCGCAAGAGCTGACCATTCGGCCGCAGGACAAGAAAACCATCCGATCACAGTTCATCGTCACGATTGATTTCACCGCTGCGGCACGGACCATGCAGTCGCAGTCGCTATGCACACTCGCCGCGTGGGGCGTTCAGCGCCCCTTTATCGAGCCGTGGCCACGCAGTTAGGGGTACACCCTCCACGGAATGACCACGGGGATCTCGTCATACGCACCGGACACGATGTCACCTTGAACCATCGGCTCGTCGACGATGCGGAATTCGATTCCGGAGTAGGTCCACTTAGTGCCGAAGGCGAACGCGTTGCGGATGCTGTTGGCGAGGTCGGACGCGGCGCCGATGCCTTGACCAATGGGCCAGCAAACCGTAGCGAGCAGAATGCCCATGCGGATCGGCTCGTGGCCGCCGCTGAGCCGACCCGAGACCGGCTGGTTCTTGGCCACCACGAGGCGGACGTAAGGATGTGTGCTGTCAGGCGTGAACGTCATGTTCGGATAATCGACGCCACAGCCGCTTGGCAACGTGACCGTGCCGAACTGCGTAATCAGGCCGTCAACGATCTTGCCCTCAATGGACGTGCTCATTGCTAAGTGACCTCGATATTTTCAACCGAATTCAAAAGTCGCTGGAGACGTTGGGCGACGAGCGAGCGTTGACCGGGTTCGGGCAGACCACCGTCGATGCGGCCCGACTGACTCTGGTCGCGCTTCAGATCGCGCTCGTCGCTAAGATGCAGAACCGCCCGCACGCTGGAGCAATTCCTCCTCCGCCTTCTTGACGATCTCTGGCCACCGTTGCGCGGCGAGCGTCACGAAAAGGCGAGCGGGCGTTTTCGAAGTACCGAATTCGACGAAGCGAGAATATGCTGCCACGAATCCAGCGAAGATTTTACCACCGAGCGGCGTGCCGTTGATAACCAAGTTTACTGCGTCTGCGTTATATGTGACTGAATCTTTCGGCGTTCCTGGACTCGGCGCAGCATCATCGCGTATGGTTGGCATCGAATCATTTGATGCCAACAACGAAGCGCGAAGAAATCCGGTGTCAACCGGCATATTCCCGCCCTCAGAACGCGTTTTCTGCATTTCTTCAATTACACGTTGGCTGGCTTCGTGAAATATCGCTTCTGCAGCGACCTTTGAGTTGGCCACCCATGCCGACACTTGAGCGGAAAAGTTCGACGGCATCTCGATCATCCCCCAAGAATTCAGCAAGCGTCATCCGATTGGCGCGCTTGTGACCAAAAATTCTGTGGTACAAGCGATGACACTCAGAACATAGCGTGACCCCATTATTTAGCTGCCACCGGGTGTCTTTGTTTCTGTAATGCGGCTCAATGTGATGTGCGTGTAAATTATGCCCGCGATTATCGTGACACTTTTGACACTGAAACTCATCTCGTTCGAAAATCTTCATACGCCACTTTGCCTGGGCGTTAAAATCGCGACGATGATTTCGTTCTTCATCGCTTATGCTATTCTTCCAGCATGGATGCTTGGGGCCGATCCAGTCACGAATATCGCTTAGTGATTTACGAGGTTCTCCAGTTTCTTGAAGGATTCGATCTATCACGCGGTCAGACACACTGAACTGTTTGGCAACGGTTCTTTTGCTGGCCCACTTTTCTCTGTACGCAACGAGTACAGATTGCGCATCTAATTCAATTCGATTCCTGGCCTTAGCCCCACGCTTCGTATCGTTGTGGTGCCGTATTGCGACGCCAGATTCCCGTAAGCGCCTCCGAATCGTGCATCCGTGAACACCAAAAAGTGCCCCGATCTGGTCGCAATTCCACATGTCCTCCAAATAGAACGCCCTTGCGGCGTCTAAGTCGAAAGTAGCCCGCGCGTTCACACGCACACAACCTCTACGACCATCGCCTCGCCATGGGATTCCGAGGCGCCTTATTATTCGCGTAACTTCTTCGCCAGTACAGTCGGCTCCGATTTGAGAGGCGATTACCCCAATCGAATGGTTCAGATCAACATAGACGTGATAAAGCCAATCGCGATCAACGGTATATTTCGGACGGCGGGGCATCTCACACCGCCTCCGCCTTGAACTGATTCACAGCCTTGCCAATGAAGTCGATTTTCACACGCTCATAGCAGCGGCAGTTGATCTGGCTCGGATACGGGGCATGCATCTGCGGCCCGAACGGCGTGGAAAATGGTTCGTTCCACTTGCGGCCGTCGGAGTTCATCCCCGGCACGGCGCGATGCGTCGGCCGCACCCGATCATCGCCGGCCGTCACCGGGAATCGGGTAATCAGTTCGACGTCGACTTTCCCGTCGTCGATCGCCTGCTGGTACGCCTCCGTCTGCGCGGCACCAAGCGCCTGCATCGTTTCGGTGCGGGCGATGTTGTCACCGCGCCATTTCAAAGCACGGTTAGCAAACGACACGCCGGCCTTGACCTGCATGTCCGCCGGAACGGCCGTGCCATCCTCGATAGCTTTCAGAACAACGCGGTCGAACCGCTTGTCGCGCAGCCCATAACCGAGCGCGGCGCGCAGGTCAGCCGGATCAGTCGATGCCAGTTTGGCCTTGTAGTTTTCCAGCCACTGAATCTGGTTCGAGTGCAGCCCAATGATGCCGCCAATGCGCTGGCGCGTTACGGGGTCAATACGGCCGATGAGATCGAGCGCAGTCGTTCGCGGGTTGCTGCCGGCCACGAGGCCCTGTTCCAAAGCACCGCGAATGGCAACGCGCTGGTCGTCAACAATCTCGGTGATGAGGTTGCCGGATAGGTCGCGAATGATTTGCTCGGCGCGCGGGTTGCGAACGTCAAACAGGACGTGCAGCGCGTACCCTGCGGCTTGGTTGATCGCCGGCGCCGCAGCGGCCACCGCAAGCCCGCCCGTGTTGAAAATCTGTTGGTGGACGAGCGCCAACGCCGAAAAGTTTGCGGGTTCGAGGCCGACCAGGCGCAGCGCGCCGGGCACGTCGCCATTTTCCAGCAAGCGCACAAGCGCGTTGATGTCGATGCGCTTTATCTTGTCCTTGATCGCGCTTAGGAACGCCGCTTTCATCTGCGGCTCCCACGTATCGGCGAGGCGTTCGAGGTCGAGTGTACCCGCCATAGCCTAGCCGCCGACGAGGCCAAGCAACTCGGCCAATAACGCGTCGTGTGCCTCTGCGGACAGCGTGAGTTTTGTACTCGCGCCCGCTTTGACGTGACTACAATCGCGCGGAGCGTCCTGCATCGACCCTTTCTGCGGAGCCATGTTGCAATAGTTGTTGCAGTGATCGTCGCCCGGAGTACAGCGCCCCGGCTGTCCCTTGTCGCGCGCGTAGCCGCAAATATATCTGCCTGCCACAGTTTCCGGATTTCCACGCAGATAGACAGAAACGGTTCCGTCATCCTCCCGCGTGAAATTGATGTAGCCGGGGTACAACGGGTCACCGTTCGTGTGGGCTGAAATCAGTGTGGACATCGGATGTTCCGATAATGTTTGAGAATGCGACGACGCCTCTCGTTGTTTGACAGGTTCAGGTCGTCAAACTCGCGCTGACGAGCGATAGCGTCGTCTGAAAGCACTAAACCTTCGACGGCGCATATCGCGGCAAACGCCTTTCTGCCTATTGCGATGGGCATTACACCGTCCTCGCCTGAATCTCATACATGACCAGTGTGCTGGCCGGTTTGATCGGATTCACGTTGACAATGTTCAAGGTCGCGCCGTCCGGTGTCACGAGCGTATCGGTCACGCCCGGCACCACGGCAACACCCGGCGCCATGAGCACCTTTTTGTCCGTGGCGAGGATGGCGGTGCCTTTTACTTCCGACGCGGTATAAGTGGTGACCACCATCGTCGCCGGATAGTCGGTCGTGGTCGTGGTGCCCGACGAAGGATCCCACGCATTGCCGCCCGTAGTCGCCGAGCGGCGCACCGCGCCGATCGCGCCAAAACGCGTCAAGAGGCGCGTGGCGGTCGCGGCTGTGCGTGCGTAATTGAAACTAGACACGGGTAGCGACGCCGGAAAGCGTGTTCGGTATTCCGCCGCTCGAAAGGAACGGCCAAAGCAAATCCTGCACCACAGCGAGCACCGGCCTGTAATCCGACGGGTCGGTGAACAGCAGCGCGTACTCAACCCGAATCGAGCCAACCGCCTCTGTCCTAATGACATCGGATTGCGTGACGACCGGACTCATGGCGAACGGCGTCGCCGCCTCGACAAGCGTCACCTCACAGCAAGCGTACTGGTACTCGTAGGGGATTTCGTTGGGGAGAACTGGCCAGCCTTCACGATCCGTCACGGCGTACCGCGGAAACGGCATCGTCTGGAGTCGGCGGTTGATCTTCTGACCGTCATAAATGAAGGCGTCGACCAAGAACCGACTGGCGCGAATGATCGCTTCGTTCAGTTGCTCGTCGGTGTAGGCGGAAATATCCTTGCCGCGGTCGCTGCAATATGTTTTCAGGAACGCCAATGATACGATGGCATTCGCGTCGCTTCGGCCAGTTCCGTCTTCAACGATCAACGTCGCCATGCGTCACCCGCCGTTTTCTTTATTGCTCACCATGTCGAATCCACTTGGCTATTTCTTTCGCCTGCGCAGCGTCGGCTACCTGCGCGCAGCGTTCGCGCTCCTCAAGTATCGCGTCCCGAATCAATTGCTTAAGTTCCGCCAGGAGTTGTTCGCGCTCTGGCGACATGGGCACTGCAATACAAAAGTGCCCCGGCGGTTACAGACGCAACGTGACCGCCGGGGCGAGGTGGGTAACAGGGAGGCAACAGGGATAACTATACACCCTTGCGGGGGATTGTCAACGTCTCCCGCTTGCTCGGCGGGACGGGCGGTGCCGGGGGAGGCGGCGGAGGCGGCACTACCGCAACGGGCACCGCTTCGCGCCAACCATGTTGTTTCATGTGCGCGACTTCGTTCGGGTGAACATCCGCGGTCTTGCCGGTGTCCATGTGGGTCATTGGGATTGTCATGGGAATCCTTTCGTTTATTTATGCCGCCAGCCGTTGCAGTGGGCGTCCTCGTGACGGATGACCTGATTGCGCTCAGGTGTCGTGGCGATGACTTCGAGGCAGCCCCCGATGCCCCACGTTTGGCAGCCGTAGATGGTCCCGTTCTCGGGGTCCCCGAGGGCGCGGCATATCTGGCCGACTTGCCACAACGGCCGCTCGATGCGCACCAGAGGCCCCGTGTATGGCAGCATGTTCGAGGGCGGCGCGAGGATGGCCACCAGCGAGATGACCAGGAGCGTCCTCACGGTGTCCCCGCAAAGTCCGGCTGCGCCTGCCACCCATCGGGAAGCGCATAGGCCCCTGGCGAACTCAGCACCGACCCGGCAATGCGGATGAAGAAGCCTGACTGGTAGGTGTGCGTCACGGTGCCATCTGAGGCGGTCGTGTCCTGCGCCGGGTCCCAAACTTGCACGTTGGGGATGCAGACATCGGCCCGCCATGCGCCCGTATCGGTATCCGTGATGAAGAACGCACCCACGGCTGGGTCGGACTTGGCGCTGGCCTCGTCGGTGAATTTGTAGAGAGGGGTCATGACGTGAGCCCCGCTGTGGTGGTCGGATCGACGGAGAAGAAGGCGAGCTTGCGGGCGAGACCGTTGAGGGCGCGGTCGCCTACGGAGCGGTTGCCGAAATAGGCGGGATACGTAACCGAACCCCAACTTGTAGCCGAATATGACGGTGTGCCACCGTTTGCCACGGCACCAAACGAGGCAGCATCAAATTTGAATGCTGATTTAGTAATTCCAGACCATATTCCAG